ATTCGGGCGCATCAGGCCACGTTGGGTCAGCGGGGTCTGCACTTTCTGGGAAGTCCCTCAGTTCTTGACGATACGTTACCCAAGTAGTTTTAACTTCATCTGTTAACGGCGAGTCAGAAGCCTGGGTCCAATCACTTGAAGCCAATAGGGCATCGCGCTCCGTGCGAAGGGAAGCCCAATTGCTTGCAAGAGCATCGGCATCAGCTTGGGCTTGGGCGAAGCTACCTCCAGCACCCGTTGATACGAGAGCTACAGAGGCTTTTATGTCTGGGACACCTTGTGCTTGTTCTGCGTTCATGGTTTCTGCGCCCTCAATGCTTTCTTGGCGTCGTAGCGTTCCTTGGTCCGTCCGGTGGGGGTGAGGCCAAGGTCATCTATCATATCCTCGTCTTTGCGGGTGAAGCTGTTATCACTCTTAACCATAGCCTGTAGCCACTCCTTCATGGGAAGGTAATCAGCGAACGCTTGTTCTTCCGCGTCCCGCGTAGCTTCTTCTTCTGGCGTGAACGGGATATTTTCAGTACCAATCTGTTTACCGCTCTCATCGAAGACCGCTCTGTGGTGATGTCTAGTCACTACTTATCTCCTAACTATCTTTTACGCCCCAAGCGCGAATGGTCCCAGAGAAGGTTCCGCTCTGCACAGTAAAGCGCACTTGATCTATTGCTGTAGTACCACCCGTCCAACTACCAACACCATCCCACAATGTTGACTGCCCATTTGAGTTCAGCCCCCCGCCTCTGAACCTAAATATTTTATGGAAGGCTGTGTTATCAGGTTGGCTTAGTTGTATGTCAAAGAAAATGCTCTCATCGGCAGCGTTGCCGCTAGTGTTTGCAATAGCAATATTGGCGGCGCTAGTGGAGACGTTCGCGCCATAAGTGCTGCCACTGTCGTCGTTTTGTTGAGTGTGATAACGGTAATCCGCGCTTTCAAAGCTAACGCCAGCATCATCGCTCACAGTAAGGTACGTATCAACATTATCGCCGCTAGTATCCCACCCATCTACATTGATCTCAATGCGGTCATATGTGCCGTCAAACAGTGATGCGGTAGTCAATGTTGCCGTAGATGCACCAGAGGGGGTTAAGGTTTGAACTAAGGTACGGGAACCACCACTCGCCGCCGCCTCTGTCTCCACCGACATGACCTCAACTGTGTTAGCCGCCGTGGCATAACATATTAGCCTGTCCCCTGCGGCTGTAGTTAGGTTTGCCGCACCGGGGAGTTCAATTCCAGAACCGTGGGTGATCGTCAACGCCCCGTCAAACTGCAACATGAAGAAGTTACCGGCTTCAACTGTCATGGCGGCAAAGTTTGTCGTTCCGGTCACATCGAAGTAGTTGCCATCAACGTCAATCACTAACGGAGAGGCCGAGGCTATATCACCGCCCTTTGTCATCTTTAGGGTTGAAGCAATGCTAACTCCCCCGGTTCCCAGCCCGTCTAGGCTGAGATCGGCGTCTGCCGTGACAGCCGTTATAGCATCTGTCTTCAATGTACTCATGGCTGTTGTCCTCTCAAAATTTTCTTGGCGTCATAGTTGTCCTTCACCCGGCCACTCTCCGGTGCGCCTACGCTATCTAGATAATCTTCCATATAGCGTGGCATCTCCTTGTCGGTGGCCGCGATCAGGTCGTACCAAGTTGGCTCCGGTTCGACATAAGGAGCGATCTCTATTTCCTGTTCCACGATCTCGGCGTAGTGGCGGTTGTCTGGATCGACGGGAATGCTCAGAGGTTGACCATCGAAGTCGGCATTGATTGAATTGTTGTCAGAGTTGGTGTAAATCGCGTTTGTAATATTACTCATATCCTATAACTCCGCAATAAAGTCAAAAGTCGAATTAGTACCATCGACGCCAAGCATGGAACAGGCATAGCCAGCGGTGCCGCCTGACGCCTTAGTCCAAGACAATCCGACACTATTCTTACTCGTATATGATATTGCCATAACTGTCGGAGCCGCCGCTACTCCCGGTGATTGTATTTGAAAGTCAGCCAAATCCACAGCATATGCATTTGTTGGCGTAGCCCTCATTGTGACAGGAAATTCCATGTGTCCGTAAGCATTCGTGGTAGAAACAAGAACGCCTGTAGCTAGATGCGTTGAACCCGATTGCCGATAAAAGTACCTCTGGCACCGGGCTAACTCACTGGCTATGTCCCGATGCTCAAAATCAGTGGCGGTTGCGCCAACTTCCAACTGGACTCCGGTTAGGTAGAAGTTGTTAGCTGTGTTGTCCATGCAATTAGGACCACCATTAACCCCTCTTAAGTTACCAGAGGCCCAAGACCCCGCAGTACCATCAAAGTTCGATCCCTGCGCCAAAGTCCACATCACCGATAAGCCCATACCATTAGTGGCTCCAATCCATGTACCACCCGTATCTCCCACAAACTTGATGGTTTTCTTCTCCCAAGTATCGGCGGAATCTACGGTATATGACCCTAAATAAGTCTTATCAAAAGCAGAGTTGTTGAACGCAACAGAATGCGCCCCGGTCTTTGGAGACTTAACCCAAAATGATAATGTCATTGTTGCGGCATTAGCCGCTCCAAAACCCAAGTGTGCGGTATTGAACGCTTCTATTTTTTGGTGAACAGCATATTGATCTGTGGCCGCAAGACTCGCATCCGCCGTTGTTACATCAATTTTAAGTGAAAACTTGAAATCTGTTCCTGCTTCCGCAGGGGTTGGCGCATCCGTATCTTGTGTGACAGTAACTTCTCCAGCACCGGCGGCATTCCACCGCCACTGATCAAGCGTATAAATGCCAACGCCGCCGAGGCCAGTAAACGAGGCTCCTCTGGCGGCTATCATCATCTCGCCGTTAATTATCAAATTACGGTGAGGTATCCCGTCGATAGCAATGCCGCCTGTTCCCTGATTGGAGATAGCCAGATTGCCATTTGTCGTGGCGGCTGTAACTGTGTCGGCTTTTAATGTTGACATTTTATAACACCTTAAATGTTGAGCCACTGGCGAGGGTTAGCGTTACCCCACTGGCTATGGCAAACGGGCCTGTGCAACTGCCGTTATCAGTAGCCGACATGCTCTGGGACGTATCTAGTGTCTGTTGGTTAACGCGAATGATGTCGCCACTATTGCCTACACTCGACCCTGAAGCACCTTCACCAAGGAAGGCTCCACCGCCGCCACCTCCGGGGGCCGTACCAGCTAGACTCCAGCCGGTCATGCGGTAATCACCTGATGCATATTCAACGAACTCTAGTTCATCCCCCGCCTCAGTTGTGAAGTTGGCAGCCCCAGCGAGAATCAAGTCAGTGGCATGATGAGTCAGAGTCACAACACCGTCGAAATGCAATTTGATAAGCGTTCCTGGGCCACCCGTCGTGTTGATACTCGTTATCGTGGTCGTTCCCGTGACATCGAAATAATTACCGTCTGTCAACACAGCGAGTGCAGTGGCAGACGCTACATCAGCGCCCTTGGACCATTGCACCTGTGCGCCGTTGCAGTCTAGGTCACCGCCGAGTTGTGGTGTTGTATCAGTTACAATGCCGCCCAGCGAGGTCATCGCCGTGGTCCCGCTTTCGGCCACGAATGTGGTTCCGTCACCGACGATAAAATTACTATTTGTTACGGCGAGGCCGGTAGCCGTCTTCATGTCGAGGACGCCCGCCGTTGTAAACATTGGCGAAGCAAATTCTACGTTGGTGCCGTCACAAAACACATGGGCCAGATTGCCGTTGGTAATCGTTACCGTGTCCCCCGAAGCCCCGCCAACCGTCAAATCAGAAGCGTCCGTGGTGGCGTTCCAGACGATGTACTGCTTGTTCCGCAAAGGAACGATGACCTGCCGGGTTGCACCAGGCGTTCCCGTCGCCTTGATCATGGCGACATGGCTTTCCTGGGCGGGGGTGCTGTCAGCGTGTTCAAGGTACTGAGTGTCGTCCAGGGTGTAATTGGACCCCGCCAGCGTGATGTTAGTGATATCCGCAATCGCCTCTTCGATACGCGACATGGCCTGATTGGCAAGCGTCCCCCACGTACCGGACTTTTCGCCCGTAGCCATCTTCTCGAATTTAATTAAATCTGACGCTGTGCTTGCCATCGTTTTTCCTAACTTATGTCAGTGCTGACTTCGGACCAACTGGGCGTCTGTGAAGCTGCAATCGCGGCCCAACTTGGTGTCTGCGTTGTGACCACATCGCTCCAAACAAGTTCTTGCGCCCCTCCCATTGCGGTTGCCGTTGCCGATAAGCCGGTGACCGTGACGCCAGCGCCACCAGAAACAACAGACCCCCCACCAAGCGTTGTCGTTGCCTGGAGGCCCATTGTGACCATACCAATGATGCCAGATGCGGTAGCGCCCGTGGACGTGACGGGAACAGTGAGAACAAGGAGGATCGTTTCGTCGCCAATGGCTGACGTAGCGGAAAACCCGGTAACGGCAATAGAGACGTTTTCGCCGCCCCAAGTGCTGAAGCCCCAAGTATCTGATCCCCATGCCATTCCACGTTATCCTGCCTATGCAATTCTGATGATCGCGTTGCTGGCATCCGCCGCCGGGAAGGTGATCGTGAAATCCCCCGCCGTGGAAGTCTTGTCCGCACCAAAGTCCAGCACCAATATTGACGCATCTGATGCGTGGGAGTCATTGAAGATCAACGAACCTCGCGCCGTGATTGTCGCCGTTGACCACGTCGTGTCGGCAAAATCCGTTAATGCCGTAGTTCCCGACACGGTTGGTGTTACTCGCGTCAGAGAATTGCCTTTAGCCACATAACCGGTGCCAGATACCTCGTTCGTCGCACTATAAGCTGTGGTTGCCGCGCCCAGAGAGGCACTACTGGTATAAAGCGCGGCCCTTATTGTGTGACCCCCAGATGTCGTAAAATTATGTTCTGCAACCAAGATTTCCTGTTTGAAACTGGTGCATAATGCCTGTGTTATCGCCATCTACCCGTTCTCCTTCATCTCAGCCGCTATTTCGCCCCTGATCGTTACCCGTTCGCTCAACATTGCCTGGCGCATATAGAACAACAATATATCACGAAGGTTGTCTTTGTAAGCCATCACTTGCGCCCTTATCGGTTCTGGCATGTCACCACTAACGTGAATGATCTTTTCCAGGGCCATTTCCGTCAATTCTTCGGCAGAATGGCCTCTATTGCGTGTGGTGTGGACCATTACATCCCCCACCTCTGCGCTTGCAAACGGGTTTATAAGCATTACTGCACCGGAACCCTAACTTGCCCTGATCTATACATATCCTGACGGAGTTTGCCGTCGCCTAGTTCCTTCAGCTTGACCAACGCCTCTTTGTAGCGTTGTTCGTATAACTGCATCAGGTCTGGTTCCCCCTTCATAAACGTATAAGCCTCTACCAAAGTGCCGTATAGCATGGCTGATTCGGCCTCGTCACCCAACCAAGTGTTCTCTGCCGTGACGATGCTCTCTGGCTTGTAAAAATAATTTAACTGCGTCGTGTACCCACTATCTGGCGTTGGAGCCAAAAGGAACGTGTCGTGATCCCACAACGCATAAAACCTTGGAAGCCCGGTATCGGTAGTCTGGTCGAAGGCTTCCCGGATAAAATCCACGTCCTTGTTCAGCAAGAACGAATATTCCGACGACCCATTCAACACCGCCAGTGAATACGCCGCCACGAAGTCCGTAGGCGTCGTCAGAAACCTGTTCGACGCCGTCACCGTCCCCGAAGACGTTTTGCGGAATACCGGAAGCTGGACAATATGCTGAATACGATCCTCAACCTGTTTGACCATGTTGGGGATTTCAGCAACGAAGACACTCTCCGAATTCTGCGTGTATTCCTGTACGGATGCTAGAAGGGAAGTGTAGTTCATGGTTAAACCTTGAAGTTTCCGCCTCTCGTAGCCGCGCCCATACCCGTGGCTTGAACGGTTTTCTGGTTGGTCGGCATGATTCCGCGCTTGGTAATCATGCCGCCTTGGTTATAACCCTTTATTTTCTTCTTCTTGGCCTTGCGCTTTTTGCTCTTAAATACAGATTGGGCCATGTTCATCTCCTATGATGTTGAAATT